CATGTAAGCCCCCAGCAACCCTTCGTTGAGGGGCAGACGATGAGCCATTGGCCCACGCAATCATGCACAACTCGATAAAGTCGATTCTTCCAATGCACCGTCTTACCAGCCAGCACCGCGTCTTTGATCTCTTGTAGTTTCATGGTCGTTGTTCGTTGTTCGGGGGACAACCTACCGCACCATCTCCCTCGTGGTCAAGAGGGAAAATACCGCACCATGAAGATTTCCTGTACCCCGGTTTCCGATTTTGGATTTCCGAATTCCGAATTCCGTATGGCGTATGGGAAATCCGGAATACCGCACCATGTACCCTCGGACCGCGGGGGCGGGCGCGGGGCGCGGGCGGGCGGGATCCTGGGCCGGTGTAACGGGGTCGGACATGGGGTGTCGTACCCTGGAGTTCTATGTAAATAGCGGGGTGGGACATTGGATGTCCGGGGGGGTTAACCTGGTCGCATAGTGTGAAATCCTGGCAAGGGGACCAGTGACAAGTGACCGGACTAGGAATGGGGACATTGGCCAACTAGGAAGGAAGAGCGGGCGGGCGGGCAAGCGACACTATCGGGGCAAATAAAGAGCCCCTAGGGGCTTCCTAGGGGCTTTGGTGGGGGCTTTGGATTACCTACCGTTGCCCGCAAGGGCAGATAGGACAAGCAATAGGGTGAAGAGCAAACACAAGCCTAGGTAACCTAGGACACGCAATAAAGGCTTCATATCATGACATGGACATATGTCCCGTCGGGCAAGTGACCAGTTGCGAAAACTATGTTGTCCCCAAAGTCACGGGAGAAGTCCCGGGAGAAAAGCAAGCGGGCCGCTTGCTGGTGACCGTGGTGCCTGTCCGTTTCGTAAGGGTAGGGTATCGTAAGGCTACCCTTGCTCCAACTTGCTTTGATGCGGGCACCCTTCGTGTCCGTCGGCCCGAGAAAACGGGTTCTAATTGCTTCCATGGTGTGGGTGTGGTTCGTGGTTTAAATCATTCCCAAAGCGATGAGAATGGACGGGCAACCGTGGGAGCAAGCCCCGTCGGGTTCCACAATGCACCCTTCGGAACAACAGGCGGGCGACGTTGCGTCCCACATAGCGTTGCGGGCGAAGGCTTCCAAGCTTTCCGGGGTGTCGGAAAAGCCTTCGTTTTCCAAAGCTTCGGTGGTGGTGATTCGGTACGGGTTACGTTGCGTGGTTTTCATGGTTTGAAAGGGCATCAATTGCCCATTGCAACCCACGCTTTCGCATGGGCTGACATGGGGAATTCAAGCTTGGGCTTCGATGAAATGCCGCTTGCCCTTTCCATGGGCCGGGATCCAAACGGATTGAATCCCGTTCCGGGCTCCGGGACAGCCTAGGCAAATCGAACACGGCGTTCCGTTCCGTTCCGAAGCGCAGAGCGTTTCAAATGTCCGGTGATCCATGTCGGCGGAGACACGAAATGTGCTCCAACCCATAGCACGGGCAATGAGTAGCTCCGCCGTGGTATCTACGCTGGCCATCAGGATTTGACGCCAACCCTGCAAAGAGGGTTTTCTCCATTGGTGGGTGTAGCCGGTGTGACCGGAGGCGACGCCCGCGATGGCCAGCGCAAGGCTCAAAGGAAGGTGGGTGGGATCACCATAGGCTCCGAATCGGACTTTCCTTCCTGCGAAGCAATCCATGAATTGCAGCACAGGGTATCGGCCCGCCTTCCATGCCTTCCAAATGCCAAGCGGGGCCTGTCCTTCATTAACGTAGCATGTCCTTTCAACGCCGTGTTTTCCGTTTTCTTCGTGGCCACGGTGCCGGCAATTTCCACAGATGATTCGGTCTAGGCCGGTTCGAATCGCGGTCACAGGATCTTCGGCTTTGCAGAGAATCCAAATTTGGATCATGTCTCCGGTTTTCCGGTTGTCGGAAGCTTTGGAGAATCCGGTCGCGATCACGACACGGACGGAATCTTCGTGGAGAATAAAGCCATTGCTCATCGGGAACCCCCGATCGATTCGATGAGAGCCGTGATGGCGATGATTGCAAGGAATCCCAATAGGCAGAGAGGGCCGTGGAATTTAGGGGGGATGCGGTGTTTCATGAGTTTTGGATGCTGGCCACGATGACCAGACCAGATGGCACCGTTTCCGATGCCACCGGATCCGGTCACTGCGGGGTGATCCGTGCTGCAACGCATAGCTGGTGATCGTGAGTCCCGGTGTCGTGATCGTAAGAATAGTAAATCAGCCAATCGCCGGGGGGGAGTCCGTCGCCACGCTGAAAGCGAACGAATAGCATGCACCAGCAATCGTTTTCGTCTCCGGATAGGATTTCATGACCTCCGTGATGGGAGTCGGTAACTCCCGGAACCCAATCGGGAGTCGGGCTGATGGTTGCAATGGGAACGAAAGTTCCCGGACGGATCCATCCGACATTGGTGAAGGATGCGAAAGGGTGTTCGGTCGTTGCTGCGGTCGTTGTTTTCATTGGAGTCGCTTGTTTACGACTCTTATCTACGCCCGTCAACAAATTCTGAAAAAATGTGGCGAAGTGGCCTTTTTTAGGGGTGAAGTGCTTTCGCATGCGCTACCAGGGAGCAATGACGAAAGGGGAGAAAGGGAAGGGGAAAGGGAAGGAACCCATCATTCGTCCTTCCGGCGCACTGAAAAAAAACGGGCCGGATCCCAAGTCCGTCGCGGAAGCCGACTGGTCGCGGGTACTGGATGCGGCTTCACTCGGGATTCCCTTTGAGCGGCTTTGTCATCTAGCGGGCATGACGGATAAGACCTTCACGAAGTACCTGACAAGGTATCCGGAAAGGAAGGAAGCGATCGAAGCCGCAAGGACTCGGGGGGAATACGATCTTACTTCAACCGTGAGGTCATGCGGCAACGGATGGCAAGGAAGCGCATGGCTATTGGAAAGGACTAGAGGCTATGTAGCTAGGGCTCAATTGGATCACACTACTAAAGGAAAGGAATTATCAGTAAGCGGTAGTTTACTTGGCGCATTCGGTGGGGGGAAGTAATAGGATAGTGTATACAAATAAGCGGCCCAGGATAATAGACGACCGGGGTAGGGGGACCCCCACGAGGGGGGTGGGGTTATACCTGATACCCCCCTCCCCCTACCCACATCAATTTTATGGCAGTCAAGCAAATTAAGCGCAAGAAATCCCCTTCACTCGGCATGGGTTCTCATATCCCTGCTTGGAAGCAGCGGAAGCTATTGGAGGAAGCTCAGCAGCTCTCGAACTTCCCTGAGATGATGCTTGGCCTACGCGATACCTATGCGTGGCAGAAGGCGGTGTTGGGGGCTCTGAACGAGAAGCACTCGAAGGTCGCTCTGAAGGCTGCGAACGGCTCGGGCAAGACGAGCATGGTGGCGGCGTCGGCTGTCATCTGGCACATGCTCCGCTGGCCGGGGAGCCTGGTGGTGTGTACCGCTGGTGTGTACCGACAGGTGGCCGACGCTCTATGGCCGCATTTGCGGAAGATGATCAATGGCTTGGGTGGCGAGGAGAACGGTTTCTCGATCAAGGATGGCGAGATCCGCTATGTATACCCGAGGTTGGTTGATGGCCAACAATTGACCAGCCGCTGCATCGGGTTCTCAGCCAGCAACCCGGAGAAGGCTGAGGGCTGGCATGTGCAGGGTCCGAGTAATGACTTGATGTACATCGTGGACGAGGCGAAGGCGGTGCCGGACGGGATATTTCAGTCGATGGAGCGGTGCCAGCCGACGAGGACATTGCTGATGAGCAGCCCTGGGGGCAGCAGCGGGTACTTCTACGATGTATTCCGCCGGAATGACGGCAAGTGGAAGACCTTTACCGTTACCGCTTTCGACTGCCCGCATATCCGGAAGGAGTGGATCGACGATCAGTTTGCGCGATGGGGAGAGGGCCACCCGCTGGTCCGCTCGATGATCTACGCGGAGTTCATGGAGGATGATGGGAGCTTGACGGCTGTACGAACCGCCGACTGGCAGAAGCTGGTCAGTGGCCCACCCAAGGAGGATACCGAGGGGCATCGCTTAACAGCCGGTTGCGACTTCTCAGCCGGCGGCGACGAGAGCGTGATGGTCGTGCGACAGGGGAACACGGTGAAGGGTCTGATCCGCTGGCGGGACAAGGACACGATGGCCAGTGTTGGCCGGTTCATCAGCGAGTTCCGGAAGTGGAAGCTCAAGGCGGAGGACATCTACGCGGATGTGGGTGGCATGGGTGTGGTGATGTGCGATGCCCTGAGGGCGGAGGGGTGGGATGTGCGGCGGGTGAACTTCGGGGAGCGGGCGATACGGGATGATCAGTTTGTGAACAAGGCCGCGGAGATGTGGATCGAGTTCGGGCGCATGGTGGAGGAGGGGCGAGTTAACCTGGGGCCGGTGGGTACGGATGAGGTGCTGCTCCAGCAGTTCGTGAGTCGGAAGGTGCGGACGAACGGCAAGGGGAAGCTGACGCTCGAAGGTAAGGATGAGCTGCGAGCCCGCGGGGTGAATAGTCCGGATCGTGCGGATGCGGTGGTGCTGGCCTTCTGCGGAGCCGGGGGGAAGCGGATGGACGATTATTTCAAGGCTCTTGGCGAGGATGGGAGGAGCCTGCTGGAGCGGATGGAGGATGAGATGGGGGCGATTGAGGGGGATGGTAAAG